TCATTTCTACCTGTGCGGCTTTTGTATTAGCCTGTAGAATTACTGAGCGATCTTCAGCCATGCTGTCAATACCAGTTTGTGCATCATCACCATTGACCTTGACAATATTCAAAAAGCCAAGTGCATGTGTATGTGCTACAATATCTTGTAAAATGTCTTTCATTTGTTTTCTCCGTTCCTTTTACATATTATATTTAGAAAATCATTCAAAGTCAAATAAATTATTGAATGTATTCTTCTGTTCGGTTGATTTAATATCCCAATCCAAAACGCCTAATAAGTTGCCAATTTTGTTATCGATGATAACTGATTCCATTTCATCGTCCGCAAACGGAAGTTCTTGGAACCAACTTGGTATTCTTAGTTCGTCTGTAGGATATGCAACCGAAGTATATCCCATTGGATTGTTTTTTAGTTTACAAACAATAACTTTCATTCCATCAACAATGTTCATAGAATAGTTGTCACTGTTCATTTCTTTCAGATTATTCCAGTTAATACTTGCCCTTACATGTCCTGGCATATTAACTTTACCTTGCTTTTTAAGTTTAGCAAGATAATCTGTAATGTTGTTTGCACGTTTAGGCGAGCCTTTTTCCCAGCCTGGTCGTGCTTTAAATTCAGTTCTAAACTCAGTAATCATATCAAGCACTTGTTCTTCTTTAGCACCTGTTAGCACTGCTAACAGTACTTCGCTTAAGAAGTCTTGCATAAACACAGGAGTATCTGAACGTTTGAGATCGAGGCCCATTGCTTTTACTTTGCCTGGTTTGCCATCAACGTCTTTACGTTCGCCTTCGTTATCAAAAATTAAAATTGCATAACGTTTCTTGGTAATGAATAATCCTTTTTCACCTACAACTTCTCTACCTGCGGCAATAACACCTTCACTTCTTGACTTAGGACAATGAAATGCATCGTTCATAAAGTTAGGAAATGATTTGTTTGCTTCTTCACAGATTTGATCATACAATGCAATAATGCTGTCTTTGTCCCATGGGATATCACCTTTTTCGATCTCAGGACGCAAACTTGTATATGCACTAAAGTAACAAGAGTCTGTATCTCCATATATAATTGCTTTACCTATGTGATCATAATCACCTGTAACAATTTCATTTACTTTAGCACTCATATGCTTAACAATAGCACGACCTGTTAGCGTAGTTGATTGTCCAATCCGTGGATCAAAGAATCTACAACCTGGATTAAGAATAGCACCATATAAACTGTTTAAGTTAATCTTTTTAACCAACTGTCGCTTGTCCCAGAATGCAATTTCTGTTTTATTTCCTGCATCAATTGCTTTACGCATTTTGGCTTGTAATTCTTTACGTTCAGCATACCAACGCTTTAACAGTCCTGGAATAACACCATCAAATTCTGTAGTTAATATAGTTCCGTTAGCACTTAACATCCAAGGTTGATTGCTTTCGAAGATTAGTCTATAAACTTCCGCGGCACTCATTACATCACTTTCGCCGTTTTCCCATAGAACTGTAATCTGCTTGTCTTTGCGTTGTTCCATAACAAAATCATATTCTAAACTGCCGAAACGCCCTTCCCAAGCCGCCGCAAATGACTTCTTACGCAAGGTCATTTCATCACGTACATATTCTTCTGTGTATTCTGGTTTTAGTTGTCCTACAACAGTTGCTGGATCCATGTTCAAACTTCTAATAACGGAAGGATACAGTGAATTCAAGTCCATTGACCCAATCCAGTCATGCAGTCCTTTTTTAGGATATGCAACATAAGCACCTGCCGCCGGTTCTGAGCCAGGCTCTCTGTGTACTCTGTTAGGAACTACAAAGCCACGTCTATGTGCTTCATTAATGATTGCTTGTTCTGTAACTGCAACAGCACCCATTGTGGTGGGTAGCAAAACTGTATTTGCATGTGCAAGTTCATTGGCTAGATCAATAAACTTTAGTTTTTGGTCCAACTTGTCCAGTAGTGCAACGTCTTGTCGGTTGTATTCGATAAACGTTCGGAAGTCATTGTTATAAAGTTGATCGAGCGTACCTTCGTACACAGTCTTCTTTTCACCGACTTCCATTTCACCAATGGCATCAAGCCTGTAAGTGTGTCTTTCTTCATACGTGTATTTACGATACAATTCCAAACTATCTAAATGCTGTCTGCCTATTAGGTCATAGGTTTCCTGTTCTCTTCCAAACTTTTCATATGTTCTTTTCTTAGGATATTGACCCCATAAACAAAAGCGTCTTGTATCTTCTTTAGATAGCACTCGTGTAATTCTATTAACAGTGTATGGAATATCATAACCTTCACTGTTCCAACCACTTAGTATATCTGCATCTTCGATTAGTGTAAGGAACGTATCAAGCATTTCTGCTTCACTGTCAAACAAATATGTGTTAGGAAAGTCTTTTACAGCATACTTGGCATCGTCCATGCTCATACCCTTTGGTGGCATAGCAAGTGTAATAAGACTGTCAAGCCATTGTAGGTGTACTGTGATTGCTGTAATAGCAGTAAAAGGATCTTCAGGTGAACTGTACCCACGTTCTGGATCAAAGTCAACCTCAATATCGAAAAACGCTTTGTGCAAATCAGGTGCGTCTTGACCTAAATAATTTTCTTCAAGTAATCTGTATACCGGATTGATGTCTGCTTCAAACAATCCTTTGTGCTTGTTAATTTTTTGTTCTTTAAGATATTCTTTCCAACTCTTACATACAACACGGCTTACAGGATCGCCCATGGTACTTTTTTGTTTACCACGTGCATCGCCATAATAAAAAACATATCTTGCGGGGAATTCTCTGTATTCACGTTCGCCGGCTTTAGTTCGCTCGACTACTTTAATAATATCTTTGTCGCGATCCCAGAGGGCATCTACATAACTCATTTTTTCTCCTGTTTGTCACTTTCGGCTGACAATACCAAATTGTGTCGTTTATGGCCGACTGTACCTTCATCGTAGTACTTATGCCTACTACTCTGACTTCCGTTTTTTTCTGCCTTTTTTTGCCTGTTTAGGTTTAATGCCGTGTTCTTTATACCATTTCTCTTTTACTTCTGCATCTGTATATTGTGGTGTTCTATCTAATCCACCGTATCCTTGTGCTAGTCCAGGTGCAACTTTTTCAATTTTGCCACCCTTTGCTAAAAACTCTTTCATTAATTTGTCTAATTTTTCTTGCTGTTCTTCTTTAGAAGGTCCATCTTCTTTAGGATTATAATTTCTTCTAATGTCTATTGCCATAAAACTCCTTAGTTGTATAACAATATAACATTATTTCCATTCTTTGTCAAGTTCTATTTGCTCAAAATACATATTTGCATTTCTGCTTTTATCATCTATCCAAAGATCATAATGGGGTTTTCCTAGTTTTAAACTTGTATATTTTACACCCCAATCTTGTAGTTGCTGTTTTGTAAGTTCTGTATAATCAATTTTACTTTGTTGACCTCTAGCAGTCCAATAGTGTATTTCGTGTCCTTGATCAAACAGTTCGTTGAAGTGTTCTATTCTTTCTTTGTAAGGTTTTGATAAACTATAATGTCTACCCAATTCTTGATCACATATAGTTCCGTCAATATCTACATAGTAGATCATATTTTCCATTCCATTTTTTCTTCAAGGGCATGTTTAGCACCGTGGATATAATCACGATCTTCTTCTTGCAATGCACTCCAAAATTTGGATACGCTTTCAATTAGATTAAGTACATCATCTGGATTTTGAAGGTGATGATTACCTTCCATCCATTCCTGTAGTTGATCCATGCGTTGTTTAATTTTTTGTTGTACTGGTTTAGTAAGATCGTAATCGGTCATTATAACCATCCCATTGCTACACAAAACCCAAAAATGTTTACTGTAAAGAAATAGTAAACCATTACTAATGGCCATGCAAGTTTACGTCTAGTGTATGTAAAAATTGCAAGTGCCGATCCTAACATAAAACCTGGATACACAATACGCATATCTGGATTATCTGCATTTATGGCCAGTGTCATACTTGCACCAATGGTTACAAGGGTGCCTAGCATTTCTAGCCAAAAGCATAAAGGATCTTGTTCTTTAGCCTGTTTCCAAAACTCAATTATTTTTTTCAATTACTTGTCTCGACCAGTAATTGTAATAATAGATTCTAGGTCGTCGAAGTCACTAGATACTTCACCCCAGTTTGCTTTGTGTGCGATTGAAATTGCTTTGTTAATTAAACCCGGCTTTACATCAATTTCTTCTGCTACTGCTTTTACAGTATCTCGTAAGCCTTCATTTAAACTTTCAACTTCTGACTTAACTTGTACACCGTCGTTAATTACCTGCATTAGTTTAGCCTTTTCTTCAGGGCCAAATACTTTTGAACTCATAGGTTACTCCTTTGTTTATTTTGTATATTATATATTGATTTATTCTGTGTGTCAACCTTTATTGACAGTAATGGTTAATCTTTTAACCCTTCACCTTTGTCTTTATATGCCCATTCATCTGTATGTCCAACGCTCCATTTTGGATTGTTTTCTACAGTATAGTTTTGAGTGCATACTTTGAAATCTGGCGTCTTTCTTTCGGTTGGAACTAGGCTTTGGTCTGTGAATACTACTCTGTTGTTTGGTTGTGCGGCAAATTGACCATTATCTAGTTTAATAATATTAAATGTTTTGTGTTCTGGATCATGTTCTGCAAAATTTATATCAAGTGTCGAATGCTGTGCATGACAAGTGTCAAGTGTAAACATATATTCACCTTTGTGCATTTTACGATCTTTTCCAAAGAACTCGCAATCACATAGCATAGGCTTTTTAATTAGTGTAATATCATAATCAAAACAGTCCCATATTTGCAGTGTGTCTAAGGGAAGTTGATTGTCTTTGTCGTAATTTTCTTTCCATACAAACGCTGATATTGGAAGTTTGTCGTAAAGAGCACCGTATTCGACTAGTAGTGTTTCAAAGTAAAGTGCTTTGCTTTGTATACTTCTTATTGAAATCCACAAACCCGGAGTTAGTTCTCCGTGACCTTTTTGATGATCATATAAGTATTCTTTTTTAACAAATACTTCAACGGGTGGTAGGTTGTGTACTAGAAATGCCATAGTAGTCCTGTTGTTAACTACTACTATTTAGTTTTTTTGGCTGTTACTTTTTTGGATCTGTGTAGTTTAGCGTGTGGAACTTTCAAGTTCTTTTTACCGTATATGTCGCCTATCTTATGTGTATACGACATGTGTGCCGGATCTAATCCGTAAAAATAATCTGTTACTTCACGGATTTTCATTGCTAAACCTTACGCTACGGGTCGATTATCTCGTCTAACAGGTTGATCATTAGGACCAGCAGTAGGACGAGCGAAAGTATCAGGCAATTTATCATTAGGACCAGCAGTAGGACGAGCGAAAGTATCAGGCAATTTATCATTAGGACCAGCCATAGGTTGATGTTCTCGATTATTAGGACCAGCCATAGGTTGATGTTCTTGATTCTTTTGTAAGAATTTTTCTAATGCATCAATAGTATTTTGTAAATCACGTTCTTCGGTTGGTTTAGCAGACATACCCTGCATGCCTTTGAGCATTGGTATCATCATTTTAACTAGTTTATTCATTTGCTGAACCGGACCTATTTTTTCTAGAATACCTAAAAACTTTTCCATTGCTTGGTCTGGTGGAATAGTGCCTTGTTGAAATCCTTGATTTGTTTGCTTTAATTGTCTTATAAGCATTTGATCGTTTTCATTAGTTCCAGTAGTAGCATTCTTAATCCATTTTTTTAATCTTGCAAGAACACTTGATGTCTGACCTGTTGTTTTAGTCTTTTGTTTGCTGTTGTGTCCAAATGTTGAATCTAAACTACCTTTTACGTCTGACCAAGTGTTTTCACTAAACTCTATAAATTTCATTATTTTTGTTCCTCTAAAAATTCTAAATATTCTTTGAATAAACTTTTACTGGTAGGTTTTGCTTTATCTTCTGCACTAAGTTTATCTTTGATAATTTTAGATCTTCTTAGTTTGATGGCATCTGCCATTTCTTTATCCATTGTTCCTGATTTACGAAGTTCTCTTTCTAAATCATCTAAATCTTTTGTATGTCTTTTGTGTTTGTCGCTGTCTTTTTCTTCGTTATACATAACTGCTTCGAAAATCTTATTCAACTTGCTTTCGATGTTATCTAGTCTTGCTTCAATTTCTGAATAAGGATTTGTATTTGAAGGAATAGTTTGTACAGGCTCAGCATACATAGTGCTTGGTTTTGGTTGTGCTGGACTTGGTCTTGATCTTGGTGTGCTGTTTCCTAGGCCTGCTAGTGCCGCCATGTCATTTGTGCTTACATCTGTAACACCCGGAATATGTTTGCCACGAACACTTTCGTTAACATTTCTTGCATGTGCATTTGCATTTACGTCAGTTCCAGAACCTGTTGATTGTTCTTTTGCTGGTGCAACCGGAGCGTCTACTGTTAGTCCTTGGTTTTTAATTCCTAGTTGATTAAACTTGTTTAGTATGTTGTGAATATCACTCATTGTCTATTCCTTATGTGTAGTTAGCACCAGCACTGAAGTTCCACTTGCCGTCCATCCAAATAGCAGTAACCAATGTCCAGTCTGCTAAATTAAGTCCATTAGTATTTTCCCAGGGAGCCCACACACCTGAAGATTCTTTGTATTGATATCTGCTTCCAGCAACACCATCTAAACGAGCAAGAGTACAATT